GAAGTACGATTGGATCATCATAGGACTACTCTTATCAGTGGTACAAACGGCAGTGGAAAGTCTACGTTACTTGATGCTATTGTTTTTGCTTTATATGGTAGAGCTTTTCGTAAAATTAATAAAGGTCAATTAATTAATACTATCAATGCGCGTGAAGCCGAAGTTGAGATTACATTCTCAGTTGGTAGTAATAATTATCTAATACGTCGTGGTATCAAACCGAATATATTTGAGATTTGGAAAGATAACGTAATGATAAACCAAGATGCAGCTTCCAAGGATTACCAAGCCTACCTTGAACAAAACATTCTTAATTTAAATTATAAATCTTTTAATCAAATCGTTATTCTTGGTAGTGCAACATACGTTCCATTTATGGAATTACCTGCTCACTCACGTAGAGAAATCATTGAAGACTTATTGGATATTCAAGTATTTAGTACTATGAATACGTTACTCAAGGATCGTGTATCTGGTAATAAAGAATCAATTACTGAAAATAGTTATCAGATGGATTTAATGGAATCAAAGTTATCATCTGCTAAAGAACATAACGCCTCTATTCGTAAAATACGTGAGGTTGAGGTTGAAAAAATACGAGAAAAAAATGGCTATCCATATTAAAGATATTGAAGAAGCCAAAGAAGTAATAAACGAACAAGAAGGCGTTTTACAAACAGTTTTAGATGATGTTAAAGACAAACCTGAAATGAAAGCAAAATCTGAAAAAGCTAAATCATTACGACGAGATATTGAAAGCCAAGTACGATCGCATCAACAAGAGTTATCTTTTTACCAAGACCATGATGATTGTCCAACATGTAAACAAGGTATTGAACATGAATTTAAGGCTGGTATTATAAGTGAAAAAGATACGAAACTTGCTGAATTGGAAACTGGATTAAAACAATTGGCTGAAAAGGCAAAGGTTTACGAAGATCGTTTAGAGTCTATATCAGTACTTGAAGACCAAATGAGAAATATTAATCTTGGTATCGGTGACCAACGTGCAACTATTAAGGTGGCAAAGAATGCGTTAGTATCGTATAAGAATGAATTGGTATCAGCTGAAGAACAAGTTGAAGCTGTTGATACTACTAAGTTACAAGAAATTAGTGATAGACTTAAGAGTACAGAAGTTGAACAGCAAGACCTGTTTGATGATAGAGAAGTACTTACTGTTGTTCAAGCCATGTTACGTGATGGTGGTATTAAAACTCGTATTATTCGTCAATATATACCGATAATGAATAAACTAATTAATAAGTACCTTGGATCATTTGAATTGTTTGTTGATTTTCAATTAGACGAAAACTTTAATGAAGTAATCAAATCTCGTTTCCGTGATGCCTTTTCATACGCTTCGTTTTCAGAAGGTGAAAAACTTAGAATCACTCTAGCAATTATGTTGGCTTGGCGTTCAGTTGCTAAACTTCGTAATTCAGTATCAACTAATCTATTATTACTTGATGAAACTTTAGATGGAGCACTTGATGGTGTTGGCATTGAAAGTTTAATTGATACCTTACATAATCTTAATGCAGACGATAACATCTTTGTTATCTCACACCGTGGTCACCAGTTTGGTGATAAATTTGATAATCATATTCGCTTCCAAAAGATAAGGAACTTCAGCGAGATAACAGCATAGGAGTTGCTAATGCGTCATAGTATAGAAGATTTAATCAAACGTATAAATGTAATGCAAGAAAAAGCAATCTTGTTACACCGAGTTCGTAACGAGTTTTCTGAAATATCTTATAAGGAATACGATAAGGTAGTATGCCAAAACCTTATTGATGATATTCAAGCTATGGCGCTTGGAATTGCCAACGATAAAGAGGGTGATGAAATTATTACCGAGATGGATTCTTGGAAACAAAAGGGTTGACAATATTACCAAATTGTGATAATATTATTTTATATTATGTTTAAGGATACACATGTCTAAATTTTATACGTCTGTCGAGCGTTTCGGCCAAAACATTCTCTGGCGTGGTTACGATGCCAACGGTAAACGATTTTCTAAAAAAGTTCATTTTGAGCCTACACTATATTGTAATACTCCAAACAATGAACCAAGTAACTTTCGCTCGTTACAAGGTGACATACCTTTAATGCCAATGCCACAAGATAGCATGAGACATGCCAAAGAATTTATCGAACGCTACAAAGATGTACATGGCATGACTATCGCTGGTAGTTCAAATTATGTTGCACAGTTTATCCAAGAAGAATATCCAAATAACATAAAGTTTGATCCAACTAAAATCAATATCGTATCATTTGATATTGAGGTTGACATCGCGGATGGTTATCCTGACGTTGATTTCGCTGATAAAGAAATTACATCTATCGCTTATAAATCTTCAAAGTCTTCTGATTACCATTTGCTTGGCCGTAAAGATTATGATAAGTCTAAAACTCTACTTGATATTGATCCAGACAACATTCACTTTATGAAGTTTGATACTGAACATGCGTTGCTCAAACGATTTAAAGAGTTATGGATTAATGACTATCCTGATATTGTTACAGGTTGGAACGTAGAGTACTTCGACATTCAATATATTATTACACGTATGAAAAACTTATTTGGTGAAGATTGGATTAAAGACTTATCTCCTTGGCGTAACATACGTCAAACTGGTCGAGAGTTCTATGGTAAAATGCAAAACACATATCAAATTGGTGGTATGGCCGTTGTTGATTATATGGACTGCTTTAAAAAGTTTGGTTATAAGTATGGGCCACAAGAGTCTTGGAAACTTGACCACATTGCATATGTTGTACTTGGTGAAAAGAAATTAGATTACTCTGAGTATGGTAACCTTAATGCATTATACGAACAAAACCCTCAATTATATTTGGACTATAACCTTAAAGATACATGGTTAATTCAAAGATTTGAGGATGAAACATCACTACTTCAGTTGGTTATGACTGTCGCATATGGCGGTGGCGTAAACTATAATGATGCGTTTGGTACAGTTGGTATTTGGGAAACAACTTTATATCGTAAACTAATACTTGATGGTCGTGTACCACCAATCAAAGGTGGTCCTGGTCAACGTGCTGGCGACCTTGTTGGTGGTTATGTTAAGG